TGGCGCTGCCGGTTACACCCGCCAGCAGCTGCTCGACATGGCCGATACGTTGTCGTCGAAGTCCACCTTCAGCGGCGGGGAGATCGTCGAGGCCCAGACGCGCCTGTTGTCCTACTCGGGCATCCTGGGAACCAACATACCCCGCGCCATGCAGGCCATCATCGACCAGTCGGCACGCCTGGGTACCAGTGTGTGCCAGTCGGCGGAGACGATCGGCCGCGCGCTGGAATCGCCGAGCAAGGCGGCGGCAGCGCTCGCGCAGCAGGGCTTCGGCGCGGCGTTCACCAAGGAAGTGCGCGGCACTATCGACGAGCTGGTGAAGGCCGGCAAGGAAGGCGAGGCCCAGGTGATGATCCTGGAGATCCTTGAAGAGTCCTACGGTGGTGCCGCACAGGCCGCGCGGGACACTTTCGGCGGCGCGCTGCAGGCGCTGAGGAACACGCTCGACGATCTCACGACAGGCAACAGCGGTAGCCTGAAAGCGGCTACCAACGCGGTCAATGATTTGACCAAGGTCCTGAATGACCCTGAGGTCCGCGAGGGCTTCGATGTAATCATCTCGGGTGCTCTGAAGGCCGTGTCTGCGCTGGGTAAGCTGGTGGAGGTTGGGGCGCGATACCCCGGCTGGCTCAGTGGGAAGGGTTTCCTTCCAGTCGATGAGGACGATTCTCTAGCTGCCTTGGAGGCGCGGCAGGCGAGGCTGAAGAGCACCCTGGGCACGTGGCCAGGGCTCTTCGATAGCGAAACGAAGGGCAAGGTCCAGAGCGAATACGCCCAGGTTGGAAAGTGGATCGAGGAAGCGAGGGCCAAGCTTCCAAAGCCCATCTTGCTCGACGTGGGCCATGCGACCCCCGGTTTTGTTTCGGGGGTGACAGGAGATCCGGCGGCACGCGCCGCGGCGGCAGCTGCGGCTGCAGACGCTGAGAACAAAAAGAAGAGGGAGGCGGCAGCGAAGGTTGCAGCCCGCGCTGCGGAATCGGCTCAGCAGCAGTTACTGCGATTGTTCGAAGGGACTGACCTCCAGTTGCGCCGCCAGATTGCGCTGTTTGATACGAGCGCTGACAAGTCGTCCAAGGCAACAGAGTTGCAGAAGCTCAACTTCGAGCTGGCCGCCGGCTCCCTGCGCGGCTTCAACTCGGAACAGCAGGAGACGCTGCGCCTTGGCGCCCTGGAGCTTGATCGACTCAACGCGGTCAGGGACGCCAACGAGCAGGCCGCCAAGGCGGCGGAAGACTTTGCCAAGCTGCGCAAGGAGCTGAATCGGGAGGACGGCCTGGGCCTGGATCTGGCCCGAGAGCGCTTGAAGGTTATCCAGGCCGCTGCGGCCGCCGGAGCGGCCAATGACTCGGACTACGCTGCGACCGCTCGGCGCGCGCTGGACCAGGTCGGCGGTACAGGCGCCAGTGGCTTCAACGGTCCGGATGCGTTGTATGGTGGCGCTGCCGGCGAGTTCTCCAAGATCGACAAGGCGATGGAGCAGGAGAACGCGAGGTATGAGGCTCAGCTGGAAGCGCTGAATGAGTACCGGCAGGCGCGTGCGGATCTGGAGGGCGAGTGGGATGCTCAGGAAGAGCAGATGCGCGCCGAGCACCAAAAGCGCCTTCAGGCCCTGGACGATTCCCGCTGGCAGGTCACGTTGACCGCTGCTCAGCAGGGTCTTGGCGGCGTGACAGACATCATGCGCAACAGCTTCGGCGAGCAGTCTGCGCTGTACAAGGTGGCCTTCGTGGCGCAGAAGGCGGCCGCGATCGCGCAGGCAACCTTGGCGATCCAGGCGGGCATGGCGGAGGCAGCGAAGAATCCTTGGCCGGCCAATCTGGCCGCGATCGCATCGGTGGCCGCAGCCACCGCCGGGATCATCTCCAGCATCTCAGCCGTTGGCATGGCGCACGACGGCATCGACAGCGTGCCCGAGACCGGCACCTGGTTGCTGCAGAAGGGCGAGCGGGTCACGACCGCAGCCACCAGCGCGAAGCTGGATGCCACCCTGGAGCGGGTGGCCCGCGATACCAGCACCGGCGGCGGTGGCGACAACAACGAGTTCAACTTCAACGTCAACGGCTCGATCAGTGAGCGGGAGCGGCTGATGCTGGAGCAAACCGTCACTCGGGCGGTGACCTTGGCGCGGAAGGACCGCGTTGCAGACACCACATCGGGCACCGGCCCGCAGTCCCGCGCGATGCGCTCGAACTGGAACGTCAGAAGGAAGGTCGGGTAATGGCGTTGATCATGCAACCGCAGTGGCTGCCCGAGCCGCTGCGCGACGGGTATGGCTTGCGCCCCGTCTCGCCGCTGAAGCGGTCCATGTTCGTCAGTGGCCGTTCCATGCCGAGGCGCGCGTACACCGCCACGCCCACGCAGGTGTAAGTCCGGTGGCTGTTGGACGACGGCCAGGCTGCATTGTTCGAGAAGTGGTTCCAAGAGCGTCTAGACGATGGCGTGGCTTGGTTCGCCTGCCGCCTCCGCACACCGTTGGGTATGGACTACTACAAGAGCCGCTTCACTGATATTTACGACGGCCCCGCGTTGACGAACAGCAACCGCTGGCTCGTCACGGCAACCTTGGAGATCTACCTCCGGCCGCTGCTTGCCGATGGATGGCTTGAGTTTCCTGAGGGCGTGCTTCAGGCCAGCATCATAGACATGGCGGCAAACAGAGAGTGGCCCACCTAATGAGCATTCTTGAGCGTCTATACGCCTCCGGTGGCGCGGAGGTTGAGCACGAAACCCTGTCGATTACCGTCGGTAGCAAGACCCACTACCTCACCAAGGGCTGGGAAGACATCACAGCGGTGCTGGAGAACGGGCAGACGGTGACCTTCAAGGCCTGCGGCATGGATGTGGCCAAGCCCTCGCGCAATGCCGATGGCGTGCAAGACCTCCGATTTGCTCTGACCAACATCGACGGCGTGGTGAGCACGGAGATCCGCGCGGCGCTGGCCGCCCGGCTGGAGATGACGGTCACCCTTCGGGTGTACCTGAGCAACGACCTGCAGGCGCCGGTCAAGAAGCCGCTGTCGATGGTGATCAAGGGCGGCCAGTGGACCGCAACGGAGGTTCAAGTGACCGCCGGCTTCATGAACATCCTCGACACGGCCTGGCCGCGCGATCGTTTCAACCTCACCAAGCACCCAGGACTGCGCTACATCCAATGAACATCGATCTGGAAAAGTACCTGGACGTGGTCTGGGTCAGCGGCGGCCGGCAGTTCCCCGAGCTGGACTGCTACGGCGTGGTCAACGAGGTGCGGCGTGATCTTGGCCTGGCGCCGTGGGATGAGTACCCGGGGGCCACGCGCGACGAACTCGCCGAGCTGGCGAACGAGGCAGCCCTGCAGCACGCCGGCAGCGATCTGGTGGAGGGTGCGGTGGCGTTCTGCTACGAGGGCAGCGTGGTCACTCACGTGGCGGTGCTGGTGGAGGTTGATGGCCGCATGTGCGCCCTGGAGTGCAACGACGGCCGCAATGTCACCGTGCTGCCGGTGGCGCGCTTCGAACGCCGGTTCAATCGAGTGGAGTACTACGGGTGATCCAGGTCTTTCCATCACGCATGCCCGGCGAGCCGCTGGAGACCCATCGCCACGGCAGGACCACGATCGATGGGTGGTTGCGGTCGAACGTGCCGAGCTACCCGGGGGAGGGCATGCACCCGATTGAGATCGAGGTGGGCGGCGCGCCGGTGCCGGCGGACGCTTGGGTATCCACCTGGATCGACGCGGAGAGCGACGTGCGCATCTACCCGGTCCCGTATTTCGAGGGCGTTGCCGCGGTTGTCTACTGGGTCGTCGTGGCCGTCATGGCTGCCTATGCGATCTACATGGCTGCCAACATGCCCTCTGGGAGCCGGTACGGGCAGGGCGACACGCTCGCCTTGGATACCGCCCGGGCGAACACCGCGCGCCTTGGCAGCCCCGTGCGCGAGGTTCTGGGGCGTTGCCGCGTGTGGGCCGACTACCTGGTGCAGCCGGTCTCGCGCTTCGTGGGTGGCAATAGCTACCGGACGCAGATGTTCGTGTGCGTCGGCAAGGGCCGGCACGTGATCCCGTTCGGCTCCGCGCGGCTTGGCACTACGCCGCTCAGCTCCTTCGGCAGCGACGTGGAGATGACCATCTATCCTCCGGGAGCCGACGTGGGCGGAGACGTGCGTTCGGAGAATTGGGTGAACTCGACCGAGGTCGGGGCAACGGCTTCGGGCACGGCCGGTCTGGACCTGAGCGACACGGCGGACGTGGCCACCAGCATCAATGCCGATTCGGTAGCCGTGTCTGGCAACGCCCTCACCCTGAACAATGCGACGATCACCGACGCGAACGGGAAAGAGCGACCGGCGACATCGGTGCCGGGGAGCTGGACGGTTGGTGCGGTCCTGACGCTCAAAGTGGCCGCTACCTTCACCGCCACTACAAGTGGGCTCTACTCGACCATCGCCGGCAGCGCAGTGGCTGAGCTCGCGCCGTATGTTGGCATGCCGGTGCTGCTGACCTACAACGACGCCGATTACGCGCTGTTCGTGGCCAGCCACGCGCCTGGAACGCCCGCCGTGCCCGGTGAAGGTGGAAGCCCCGCGCGGCTCACTGGATCTGCCGCAGCCACTGGCTTCGACTTCAGCGGCACATCGGCGACGTTCGGCATCAGCTGGCGCGGCACTAGCTACAGCGTCGCGCTGGTGGCCAACTACATCACCCTGGGCGTACTGCTAACCGCGATCAATGATCAGCTGGTGGACAGCGGCCTGGTGGCGACACAGTCGGGCGGCGTGATAACCATCGCCGAGGCCGCCAGTCCCTACGCTGGTGGCAGCATCAGCTTCAGCGGGCTGCCAACGGCATTGTTCGGCAGCAGCCCCGCTGAGACGCCGGGCGTGGCCACCACCGGCGGAACGCCCGCGACCCTTCCGCGAGTCACCTTGGCCTACGACGGAGCGGCCGGCACTGCGTTCGGAGGGCTGCCGCCGGGCAGCGTCTCTCTGGCAATATCGCGCGGACAGAGCGAATACCGAATCACTGCCGTATCAGGCTTTACACTGCTCGTCCAACGGCTAACTGAGGTCGGTGTCGTGGACACCAGCTGGCCGGGCTGGACATCGCGCACCGCGACGGATTACCGGGCGACCGGGCTGGAGGAAGGTGAGGGATGGCTCGGGCCCTTCCTGGTGTGCCCTAGTGGAGAGACCACCGATGCCTTCGAGTACGACTTCAATTTCCCAGGGGGGTTGATCTGGTACACGGACAAGGGCAACAAGCGCACGTTCACAGTAACGGTGCGGGTGGCGTGGCGCGCGTACGGATCCGGCGACCCTTGGTCGGTGCGCACCCACAACTACACCGCGACGTCACCAGACGCACTCGGCTTCACCGAGCGCATCACCTTGGCGACACCGGGGCAGATAGAAGTGCGCGTGCGGCGGGTGACCGAGCGCGGCGGCAATTCCGCGCGCGACGCGTGCTTCTGGCAGGGGCTGCGAGCGAGGCTGCCGCAGCGGCCGACGCGCTACGACGACCTGACCACCATCGGCCTGACGGTGACCACCGGCACCAAGCTGGCGGCGCAGACGGACCGCCGGTTCAACGTCGAGGCGACCCGACTTTATGACAACGGCAACGCACGGAGCATTAGCGGGGCGATGACGCACGTGATGCGCTCGTTGGGCCTGCCGGCGGACCAGATCGACACCGACACGCTGAACCACCTGGAGATTACCTACTGGACGCCGCGCGGCGAGTTCTTCGACTACAGCGCGGAGAAGTCCGGCACCAGCGCGCTGGACCTGCTGCAGATGGCTGCGCAGGCGGGCATGGGCTACTTTCTGCTGATCGACTCGATGTGCTCGGCCGGCCGGGAAGGGATCAAGGCTTGGCGCGGCGGCATCTCGCCGCAGCGGCAGCTGGAGCCGTTGACCACTTCATTCACCTCGCCCGGGCCGGACGACTTCGACGGTGTGGAC